AAATGAGCTTGGCAACGACTCCAAGATCCACTACGTCGAGGTGGTTAACTTGCGTAAACAGATTACTGATTTGCAGAATCAAATTGCGGCAGCACAACAGCAGAGCGTTAACTTACAAGTTGCACTAGGATTCCGCGAGAATGCGTTACGCGAATCAATCCAAGTGGTTGAAGAAGTAGAACCGGAAACGGATGCAGGATAATGGCCGAGACTCATGCAAGCAAAGCGTTAAAGAAAATCGAGATTCATGAAGCTGAATGCGCTTTGCGTTATGCCGCTATCAAAGAACGGTTAGACTCCGGGTCAGAACGTTTCGATAAGTTAGAGCGTATGATCTGGGGTATCTACCCCGTCATGATTACTTCGTTAATAGCTATTGTTGGTTTGGTACTAACACAATGAAATTTGAAGCTATTAAAGGGTTAATTGGTGCGGTAGCACCTACCCTTGGTCAAGCCCTTGGTGGGCCTCTAGGGGGCGCTGCGGCACAAACCATCGCCAGTGTGCTGGGTTGCAAGCCTGACGAGAGAAGCATTGCTAATGCAGTACAATCGGCTACCCCAGAGCAGTTAGCTGAGATTAAAAAGGCTGAACTAGATTTTCAGGTTCAGATGAAGAAGTTAGACGTAGATGTATTCGCACTGGAAGCAGAAGATGTACAACACGCTAGGGCAGCGTTTAAAGGTGATTGGACGCCAAAGTTTATTGCGGTTGCGTGCGTCATTTTCTTTGGTGGGTATATCGCGCTGGTTACGATTCAAGATCCTTCTGCGAATGACGATGGGATTGTTAATCTTGTTCTTGGGTATTTGGGCGGTATCGTCTCATCTATTATCAGTTTCTACTATGGCGCATCACACAAGCACGAATAATGAATAGACTAGTAAACATGTTAAAGCGGCACGAAGGCGTTAGAGATAAGGTCTATATGTGCTCTGCGGGTTACGAAACTATTGGTGTTGGTAGGAACATATCAGAATCTGGCCTTGGTCTTTCTGAAGACGAAATAGATTATTTGTTGAATAACGACATAAAACGTTGCCGCGAAGAGTTGACGATTGAATATGAGTGGTTCTCAAAGCTAGATAGTGTGCGTCAAGAAGCCTTAATAGACCTGTCATTTAATATTGGTCAGACCAAGTTACGTAAGTTTGTTAAAGCCTTGGGGCACATGGCTGATGGTAACTACGAAGAGGCTGGACAAGAGTTCTATCGTAGCCGCTGGGCAGAGCAAGTAGGTGACCGATCATTAGAAATTTGCCAGATGATTAGTTCTGGGGAGTATCAAAAACGATGAAAACGTCTCATGTACCTAGAGTAAACGACGAAGGTAATGTTGAACCCGCGCACACCATTGAGATTTTATGTGCCGAATGTGGATATGATATAGACGAAAGCGAGTTAGAGGCAGATACTTGTTCTGATTGCGGTGCTTCACTAAACTTGAAGCAGAATACGTCTATTGTAGTAACAACCCTACCGCCAGCGTTTGGCGAATCAATGTGACGGGTTATGTATGCCATTACAAAAATTAGCGTTAAAACCGGGGGTTAATCGAGAGAATACCCGATACACCAGCGAAGGTGGGTGGTACGAATCCGATAAGATTCGCTTTCGGCAAGGTACACCGGAAAAGATTGGTGGGTGGCAGCGTATATCGGATGCTACCTTTCTTGGTGTCTGTCGATCCTTGTGGAACTGGGTCACGCTAGGTAGTCAAAACCTGATTGGTGTCGGCACTAACCTGAAGTTTTACCTTGAGAATGGCGGCGCATACAACGACATAACACCTTTACGTAACACCGTAAGCCTTACTGACCCGTTTACTACCACCAATGGTTCCCCTACGGTAAGTGTTGTAGACACTAATGGGGGCTACATTTCAGGTGATTTTGTTACGTTTTCGGGTGCTTCTGCTGTTGGTGGACTTACCCTAAACGGCGAATATCAGATAACCGTCGATACCACTGTAGCTAATACTTACTTTATAACTGCTGATAGTAACGCCACTTCTACAGCAACTGGGGGTGGTACAGTGTCTGCTGCCTACCAAATCAATACCGGAGCGGCTTATGTAATACCTCTAACAGGCTGGGGAGCAGGGTCTTGGGGTGCTGGTGTATGGGGCACTGGTGGTACGTCTGACACGCAGATACGTCTCTGGTCACAGGCTAATTTTGGTGAAGATCTACTGTTTGGGCCGCGTGGTGGGCCTATATATTACTGGGATGCCACGTCAGGGCTTACCTCTAGGGGGGTATTACTCTCGTCCGTATCACCTGCTACAGCTAACGTACCGACCGTACAAGACGTTATTTTGGTATCAGATATCAGCCGGTTTGTGTTTTGTTTTGGTTGTAACGCGTTGGCTAGTGGCACTAAAAACCCCATGTTAATCCGTTGGTCAGACCAAGAAGACTCTACCCAGTGGACTCCTGCGGCAACAAACCAAGCAGGTAGCCTACAGCTATCTAGAGGCACTGAGATCGTAGCGGCTAAACAAGCTCGTCAGGAAGTCCTAGTGTGGTCAGATTCGGCCCTATATGCCCTCCAGTACGTCGGTGCCCCAGTGGTATGGGGAGCGCAGCTTGTAGGTGAAAACATCTCTATAGCCTCTCAAAATGCGGTAGCGTACGCCAACGGTGTGGCCTACTGGATGGGTGTGGATAAGTTCTATAGGTACGATGGTCGTACCCAACCACTACCTTGTAATCTCCGTAAGTTTATCTTTAATGATTTCAATACTCAGCAGTACGGCCAAGTGTTTTCGGGCACTGTAGAGGCATACCATGAAATTTGGTGGTTTTATTGTTCTGCCGACTCACAAACAGCTAACAGGTACGTTGTGTATAACTATCTGGATAACATTTGGTACTACGGCACAATGGATCGCACCGCGTGGTTAGATTCGGGATTACGAGACTTCCCGTTAGCTGCGACTTACAATAACAATCTCGTGAATCAGGAAGAAGGCGTCGATAATAATGAGCTAGTGGACAGTGCGCCAATACACGCATACGCCACCACTGCCGAGTTCGATCTAGATGACGGACATCAATTCAACTTTATCTGGCGTGTACTTCCTGATATCACGTTTGACGGATCTACAACAGAGTCACCGAGCGCCGTTATGACGCTATTACCTATGCAGAACTCTGGCTCTGGGTACAACTCCCCTGCTTCGGTAGGTGGGTCAAATGATGGTACGATTACTCGGTCTGCTGTGTTACCTATAGAGAAGTTTACCGGACAACTCAATACGCGGGTTCGTGGGCGGCAGATGGTGATGAAGATTGAGTCTACCGGATCGGGCGTAACATGGCAGTTAGGCTCACCTAGACTAGATATGCGACCTGATGGACGACGATAATGGCTGGAGACAACACCAGATATGACGTTCCGTTCCGTGCCCCAGCACTGCCCTATGCCCCACAGGTATACGATCAGGAGTCATTTGAGCAGTTTAATAATATACTTAGGATATACTTTAACCAGCTAGACAACGCGCTGAGAAACGCTATGGCAATCCAAGAACCGTACGAATTACAAGTAGCTAAAGGCCAAATAGCTGGGGCCAGTGCATTGTATAAGTTCGGTACCAATCCAGACATCAATAGCGCAGAAGAAACGATATGGAGCACTGGGGGTGATTATCCTTGGCCCACGGCTGCATTTACTGCGTTTATTAGTAGCTCTAGTGCAGCAGATACTAGTGCAGGTACGGGTGCACAGACCGTAACCATTCAGGGGTTAGACGAGAATTACGAAGTTAAAAGCGTTACGGTTAATATGAACGGCCAGACTCAGGTACAAATTGGTGATGCCTCTAGCTGGTTGCGGGTTAACCGCATATTTGTTGCTACTTCAGGATCAGGCGGCACTGCTGCAGGTACGATCTATGTCGCTAATAGTGGGGTTACCAGTGGGGTACCTACCGGAATAACGTACGGGAATATAGTACAAGGCGACAACCAAAGTCAGATGGCGGTATATACCGTCCCCGCTGGACATACGCTTTATATTGACGATGTTACGTTTACAGCAGCTATCGCTATTGCTAACAAGAACGTAACCGCTAAGTTCGTGACTAGAGAATTTGGTTCAAACACGTTTCGCACAAGGATCATACAGACGGTACAAAGCAACCTGCTTGTAATACCCTTTGATTACCCGTTGAGCATTGCAGAGAAAACGGATATGGAATGCCGAGCCAGCTCCGATACCACCAGCGTAGTCGTCGGCGCATCATTTCAGGGGGTGCTAATAGCAAACTGATATGATGGTCGTAGATAGCAAAAAAGATAGAATCCTTACGCAAAAAGAAATACTAGAAGTAGTAGGGAACAACATAGGCTTCGGAAACGGTGATAGAGATATCATTATGGAAAGATGCCTTTCATTCATTAATGATAAAGACAAAGAGTTTTTGCAAAAAGGGAACACTTTGTTTGTTACTAACTACTCAAAAAATACAGCGGACTTGCAAGTCTTTACCGCAGATTCTGCAAAAAACTTTGTTTCCAACTGTATAGAGTATTTTGAACACGTCCGTAACAAAGGGGTGATGACGTACACAGCAGTTATAGAAGGGCCGCTTGTACGAGTAACTAGCATATTTAAGCGTCATGCCGTTAAGATGGGTGCCCGGATTGGGCAATGCCAAATAAACCCTCAAAAACACCTACTAATAGTGTACGTAAATAACGTTACAGCTACTATGGAGCGTGCACATGGCTAGTTTAACAGAAAAAATTGCTGCTGCGGGGGGAGCAGTTGGTTCAGCTATAGGTACTATATCGCAAGCAATCGGGTTAGGAGATCCTAGCAACCGAGGCGGGAATATAAATGCTGGTCTTCTAACTCTTGGTGGCCCTTCATTAAACCCATTTTTTAGTCTTGATACAAGAAGGTTTTCTGCGGCTACAGGAGGTATACCTGATTCTGAAGAATTCAGAGGACAGGCAGAATCGCTCTTTGACCTACCTCCGGGTACGTTAACAGACGAAAATTTACCCCAAATACTCGGCACTTTGCAGCAGTTATACCCCCAAGAATTTTCTACGTTAATGCAAGTCACTACGGGGGCTAGTGAAAATGAAGTCCGTGCATGGGTTAACCGAACTGCGGCAGATTTAGCATTAGATATCCTTGGCGTGGATAGCATGCCTACGTATGGTACCGATGCTTTCACTGATTTCTACGAAGAATATGGCGCTATACTGCGTGGAGAAACTACTGAACGTAGTCAAACATACATAGAAGAAAAGAAGATAGAAGTCGCAGCGGGGATTTTTGAAGAACTTGGTTACGAACCATCCCCGGAGCAACTTAGAGAAGCTGCTTTAGCGGATAACTACCCCACCGCAGAATCCATCGGGGCGTATGTAGACCCGCTACAAGTTACAACTGATGAAGTTATAGAGAGACTAGAACGGTTAGGGGTAGACGTTGAAGCTCAAGCCGAGGCAGCAGGTCAAACTCCCGAAGAGTATGCAGAACAGATAAAAGAGTCCATACCGCCCGGAGATGGTTCAGAAGCCGCCTTTGATGAATCTATGGTAATGTCGTTGACTTCTACAGCAGCGGCTTCTGGAGGTTTTAAAGAATCTATAACTAAACTCGCTACAGGTGTACGGAACCTACTATTTGGTACTGGCCCCGGAGGCAGACCCAAAACATGGCAAGAAATACTTAAAGAACAGATAGAAAAAAAGTATTTTCCTACATTTGAAGATCAGCTACCGGGTTTTCCGCTTGAAATTATCTTTGAACCGGGAGGCGCCTCTGCCTCTAACCCGACTGGTGCGTTAGTCCGAGCAAACGTAAAAATACCCGTGCCTTTCCCTGTTAACGGCCCTCCAATAGTCATCCCGTTATTTAATGAAAATGGTACTTATATAGGGCCGTCTACCCCTTCTGGGTTATTAGTAGACCCTGAAACAGGGATTATTACTCAGGTAGTAGAGGGTGTAGAACAAACTGTCGCTCAAATCAAAGGCGAAGCGGTACAAATTCTTGGCGCTGCGGGGGATGTTGTTAGGTCGTTTCCGTTATGGATGCTGGAAAACCCTGATTGGAAAGAAGGTGACCCCAACCCGTTTGAGATAGAGGTTGATGAAAACGGAGATATAACTCCTCAAGTAGACGAGAATGGTAACGCTGCTACAGGCTTTGACCCCGAAACGGGCCTACCTGTATATGAGCAACCCAATGAAGACGAAGAAACCCCTAAAACTGCGTGGGAGCAAGAAGGTGACGATGCGTTAGGTAGTATGGGTGGCCCTGCTGGTAGCGCATCAATTACTGCTGAAGATCTTGAAGCTCAAAAAGAAGCCATCCTATCTACAATAAGCGAAGAACTAAATGCTTTGGGTATTGCCGTAGAAGATGTAGAGGCTATTTTAGGTGGTATCGAAACTACCTTGGAAGACGTAGCCACCACTGATGACCTTGATGTACTGCGTACTAATATCAATGAAGACTTAGAAGAAAGTCTTGGTGCGCTAGGGTTGGATATAGAGGAAGTAAATGACATTGTAGAGAGTGTAGCTACTGACCTCGACACACTCAGTGGAGATGTAGCTGCTGTTGGTGAAGCGGTAGAAACTGTTAGCGGTCAGGTCGCAGACCTCGATACAGAACTAAATGACCGGATAGACGCGTTAGTAGCTGCTGGTGAAGATAGAGCTACCGCTGTAGATACTGCCCTTGGTGACTTAGCTACTGAAATCGGTACTACAAAAGACGATATTCTTGAACAACTTGGTACTACCGAAGCTAACCTTTCTACTGAAATACAAGCTGTTGGTGAAGCGGTAGAAACTGTTAGCGGTCAGGTCGCAGACCTCGATACAGAACTAAATGACCGGATAGACGCGTTAGTAGACCAAGGTGCTACAGAATACGAAGCCCTGTCAGGTGCTATATCTAGCCTCGCCTCAGACCTTAACACCTCAGAAGAAAATATACTAAGCGCAATAGCGACGAGTGATAGTGACATCAAAGCACTCATTGGTACCCCTGCCATAGAAGACGACCCTACTACAGAAGAAGATGAAAGTGCCCCTGCTACTGGGCTATATGCTGAATTTGGCCCCTTGGCTACTAAAACAGATGTGGAAGCTGTTGGTACGAGTGTAGCGGAACTTAGCGAGCTGGTTACATTTTATGCTAATCAAGGTTTTGAAAACGACGAAGCGTTATCTCTGGCTATATCTGACTTATCTGACCGTCTTGGTACTACAGAAGAAAACTTACTAACAAGTTTAGGTGAAACTGAAGAAACCATATTGGGTGCAGTAGAAGGTGTTAGTGCTCAAATTGACGAAACAAATGTCAACATAGCTAACCTTAATGAACTCATTGTACAGTATGAATTAGATGGCAAAACGCGTGATGAAGCTCTTAGCCTTGCGCTCAGTGACCTGTCTACTGATCTTGGGATTACTAAGGAGAAATTTTT